TATTCAAATAATGAGCTAAAATTGTTCGTGCCTTTACCACCGCCTGTGGCTCTGGCCCAACGAGTGCCTCGAATATCTGCTAGAAAACTTGATGCACCGTTAATAACTTCCATGGGTTTTTCACTGGTGAACACTTCTTCTACCAATGTGTTGAAATACAATATATTTCTTGGAACATATGTGCTGTGTTCGTCTGTGGTGTCTGATGTTTTGGTCTTTCTCCAGTGTTTAACTTGTGGTCTATGTACCACACTTTCAATATCGTTCATGTCATTAGCAACCTGTACAGCTCGTATCTGATTGTACACGTTATGAGCCATCATTAAACAATAACTAAAAGAATCCCACGCAGTAGCACCTTCTTTGCCGTTTTTATTTAGGTCACCTTCTCCGTAATAACAAACATCTCCCATTGTTAGTCTGTTACCAATTGCACTCTGGAATGGGAAAGGTATGTTAGACCCTTTTAATCGTTTGTCATCTGGTGCTTTGTCCATTATAAATGACCATCTAGACGGTGTAAACATATTCTGTGTGTACACTAATCCGTTGGCTGTGCTTAGAAAAGCAGATGCAGAGTCAAAACTTATTGTAAATTCTGAATTAATATGTTTTCTTACCTGTCTTTGTATCTGTGTTAGATAACAAGCCCAGTCTAATTGAGATGTACCTAACACGTGCATCCAATTCTTACCGTCTAATTTTTTCTCATCTCTCATTATAATGAGTCTTTTCAGCATCACTTCCATGTCACACATGTTAATACCGCCCATCGCCCATCCTTCGAACTCAAAATCTTTCACAGCATCGTACCATATCTGTGCAGTGTTCCAATCGTCTCCTTGCAGTACGTTTAATAGTTTGGTCTGTCCCAGTCTGTTTTTTTGGAAAAACTTGTTGTTGTATAGTGTACCATCCAGTGTGTCTTGAAATGATTTTAATCCTGTTTTAGGAGAGTTAAGATCATCTGCCGCCCAGGTAGGCACGTCTAAGGTCATGGCCCAATCTGATGTTAGCTCTAGCCAGTTTAAAATGTCGCTTCTAACTTTGTTTGCTTTGTTACCTTCAAAGTCTTGCCAATCAAATTTAATAACTCCTCTGCCAATTTGGTATCCACCCGAGTCACCTACTATTGTAGAGAACTTCCTGTCTCTGTTGACCACCATAGAATCTCGATCATTAACTTTTTCCATATCTAAGCAGGCGTGTCCTGCTGAATACAGTGCTGTAGGATATGTGTACATGCCTTTTTCAGGATTTAAGAAGTTTAGTCCTTCTACTCCGTTTTCAAATCCTTGAGGAATTCTTTCTTTTGGTATGTGGGCACCTTCTGAAACTCGTTGTTTGCTGATGAATGTGTTATAAAAGTTTGAAATCGCAGGCAGAAACACAGCGAAGTCTCTGCTGAGTGCTCCTAGATGTTCTTGCCTACGATCCGTCATTATTGCGCCTGTGCTGGTATGATGTACTGATACTTGCCTAATCCTGAATCAACAGATACCTGCATTGCACCTTCATTAGAGAAGTGCAAAGTGACCTTTGCTGAGTCTGATAGTTTCAGTATCTGTAACACCTGTGCAACCGGCCAACTCCAATTTTTATTAATTGTGCCTGCTACACCTTCTGCAAATACAAATTCTCCACCGTGTGATGCTTGATCACCAAATGTGAATATGAGTTTGCTGTCTTCTGTTCGCACAACGAAAGTGCTGTGCTCAGTGTTGGCAGTGGCTTGGAAGTTGAATCTTTGTACACCTGCCACAGATGGCTCAATTTCAACGTCCCACTTAACACCTTTAAATTTTACAGTTTTAAGTTTTTCATTGATAATTTCAGCATTCATAAAACGATAATCATTTTGGAAGTCACCTTTTTCATTTTCAAAATGAATACTCACCGGTGTCTCTGCCCCATTTCTGTTGCCTTTGACTACTTTGATGTTTGCTTTGTCTCGATACTCTGGACACTTCAAATGAATATCTAATTTACTCAATTGAGGCATTCCAAATATACCAGCCATTTCTGTTTGTGGTTTGTGAAAAGATCCTTGTAGGATTACTGATCTGTCTTCAGCCATAGAATCAATTGCTGTTTCTGATTCTGTGCCTGTGATTTTGACAAGATCTAAAAACCCTAGACCGTGCGTGTGTTTGACTATGTCTTTTAAGATATCTATCATAATAAAAATATTATATAGGATATTTAGATTGTGAGCAAGCCTTTAATTTATTTTTCTTCGTCTCGAGGTAACGGTATTTCTACCACCTTGTACACGACTGGATTGGCATTACCAGGTTTCTTAAAGATTGCATAGTTGGCTCGAGGACGAAACTGATCCATATCAATCACCTCATAACCTGCATCTTGCAACAGTTTTTTCATGGATGATTTGGTATTGTAGTTCCAATAGCCTCTTTTTGCTTCATTTAAATCAGCATCAAAATCACAGTCAGCATAGTGTATGAAACCATATCCCCCTGGCAGTATCACCCTGTGGATATCTCGTAGATATTCTGCAATGTGTTCTTGTGTAAAGAATGGAAATGTGTCCCAACTGAACACAAAATTACAACTGTTGTCTGGTATGTCTGGACAGGCAGTTCTGTCTGTGGTGTAAAATCTCAATAATCGTTGGTGCTGAGGAGGAAATTTTTTAAATATTTTCTCTTTACAGCTCGCTAATACCTCTGCGAAGAACATCAATCGCCAAGCTCGCAATGCCAACACGTGGCGACCGTTGCCTGGACCAATTTCCAAACAGTTCTGCAGATTGTTGCCCATTTTTCCAAACTGATTGATTTTAGTTTGTATCTGATGCTCCAACAGACTATCCGAGATGCTGTCCTGATGAGATTCTCTCCAATCCAGATCCTGCTGGAACCAACTACGAGTCTTGTCTAGACGTGCTATCTGTTGAGTGTTGTAGGCATCTACGGAATGAGCAAAATCCTGCAATGTCTTCAAATTATCATCGACGAGTTTTTGAAAGTCAGTGCCTTTTAGGGCTTTTAACTTTTCAATAAGTAATTTTACTTCTTCTATGCTCAGCATAGTGTTATTTAAAATTCAAACAGTTTATTAAATGTATTTGTGGTTTCTGTGCTCTGCACGTCCCAATTCAACACACCGATAAGGTTGGATATCTTTTGGTCCACAATAGTGGCTTCCATTGTTTCAGCATCAAACGGCAAATCTTGAAACCATTGCGGAATACGCAATTCATCCACAGGATATGCAATAGATGTGTAACCCAGAGGATTGTTCTTTAATTTACACACAATGACTTTAGCACCATCGGTGATGGGCATAGAATACTTGTCACCATACATCTCTCGGCATCGGTTCCAATTAATAGACGCTCTCACATGACCTGGCATGGTTGCTCTGCCTTGTTTGTTCTCTTTGCCTAGATATTCTGTGATCTTGTTCGCTCTTTTAGGTGAGCCCTTTTCCCATCCTGGTCGAGCTTTAAACTCTGCTCGGAATTCAGATATTCTTGCAAGTACGTCTTTTTCTGTTCCGTTGGTCAGCACCATCATCAGTAACTCACTTAAAAAATCCTGCACAAATACAGGAGTGTCTGATCTCTTAAGATCCAATCCCATTGCTTTCATTTTGCCTGGTGAGCCTGCTGTGTCTGTCCTGTTACCTTCTTTATCAAAATATATCACTGCATATCTTTTCTTTGTGATGAACAGACCTTTGGATGCTACTAATTCTCTGCCTGCCGCAATCACTTCACCTCGACTTTTTGGACAATGAAATGCTTTGGTCATGAATCCTGTGAATGAAACATTCACTTCGTCAGCAATCTTATCATACAGCTCGATAACATTTTCTCGCTCCCATGGAATAGTACCCGCATCTATTTCTTTTTGTAGCGGTTTATATGCTGAGAAATATACAGAATCTGTATCTCCGTATATGATAGAATCACCTTTGTGATCGTATGCTCCTGTTATAACTTCATTGGCTTTAGACGCCATGTGTCGAGTAATACATCGACCTGTTAGTGTGACCGATTGTCCAATTCTTAAATCAAAAAATCTACAACCTGGATTTAAAATTGCACCATACAAACTGTTCAAATTAATTTTCTTAACGAGTTGTCTTTTATCCCAATACTCTCGTTCAATTTCGTTGTCTCCGCATTCATGCATCTTCTTCTGCATCTCCTGTCTTTCTGCATACCAACGTTTTAACAACCCTGGTATAATAGCTTCAAACTCATAAGTGAATATGGTACCATTTGCTGACAGCATCCATTGATTATTACCATCAAAAACCAACTCATGCAGTTGCGCCGCTGACATTTTAACAGATGTGTTGTCTGCCCAATCTACCACAACTTCTGTGCTTCGATCTTGTTTCATTACTGCTTGATATTCCCATGACCCAAATTGGTTATCCCATGCTGATGCAAATGATTTCTTTTGATGTATGGCTCTGTTGACCTCTGCTGATGTTATCACAGGACGTAGTTGCCCTACAACACTTTCTGGTCCCATATTTAGAGCTCTGATAACACTAGGGTACAGTGAATTGATATCACAACTGCCGATCCAATCGTGCAATCCTGTTTTTGGCGTGGCCACATATGCACCTGCCGCTTGTATAGATTCTCCCTCTGCTCGTCTTTTTCTGCCTGGCACGATCATGCCACGTCGATGTGCTTCATTCACAATGGCCTGTTCTGTCACTGCCACAGCACCCATTGTGGTCTGCAGTAACACTGTGTTTTGATGTGCTATCTCGTTGGCTAATTCTATAAACTTTAATTTCTTTTCTAACTTGGCCAGCAGTGCAGTATCCTGCCTGTTGTACTCAATGAACAATCCAAAGTCGTTGTTGTACAGAGAATCTAATGATCCTTCATACATAGTTTTTCGTTCTCCTAATTCCCACTCTCCTATGGCATCTAATCTATATGTGTGTCTTTCCTCGTAGGTGTATTTTCTATACAGCTCTAACAGATCCAAATGCACACGACCAATTAAATCATATGATGTTTGCTCTCTGCCATATTTTTCAAATACTCTTTTTCTAGGTTTTTCTCCCCAAAAACACAGTCGTCTTGTGTCATCCGAACTCAATACTTTCTGTATTCGTCCCACTGTGTAGGGTATGTCGTATCCTTCTGAATTCCATCCTGAGAGGATGTCTGCATCTTCGATCAGTGTTAGAAAAGCGTCCAGCATATCTTTCTCTTTCTCAAACAGCATCACATTGTCAAAACGTTCTGTGGCCATTCGTGCACCTGACATATTCAAAGTCTTGGGTGGTACTGCAAATGTAACGAGTTGATCGGTCCAACTTAGATGGCAGGTTATCGCAGTGATGGGCATAAACGGGTCATCAGTGGTGGAGTATCCACGCTCTGGATCAAAGTCCACTTCAATATCAAAAAACACCACATTCAGTTTGGGAGCATCTTTGCCTAGATAGTTCTCTTCCAAACAGCGGAACACAGGATTAATATCCTGTTCATAGAGTGTTTTATTACTCCTTATCTTCTGTTCTTTGATGAATTCTTTGAAGGAAGAACACTGTACTTTCTGCAACTGCTCTCCGTATATGCTTCTATGCTTGCCACGACTGTCTGGATAATAGAAAAGATAACGAGCATCGTATTCCACAAACTTACGTTTGCCCTTGACTCGTTCAACAACAAATACTTTGTCTTGATCTCTTTTATAGTATGCGTCTATGTAGCTCATTTAAAAAAATACTTTATAAATTCCTATACAGTTCATTATAGTAAACCACGAGGCCAAAACGCAAGTCCAAATTATCCTTCTTCGGAAACTTGCTATGGCCAGTGTGGTTGATCCAACAAGATATGGAGGAAATATCAACTGCATATCTGGATCTGGCGATGTAAAGGTTAACAGACAACTACCAACGATGGTGAACATAACAGATACAATTTCTAAATAAAAAGAAAGTTTATCAGTTTTATAGCTCGTGATCCAAAACTCCTTTATGAGTTTGACCACTAAATTTTGCCAGCGGCCGCTAATATCGAATCTACCATATCCATATCATCTGCTACAGATTTATATGAATCTTTGTGTGCTATTGTGATTGCTTTGCTGATTAAACCTGGTTTAACTTCCAATTCTTCACCAATGGCTTTAACTGTGTCTCTTAAACCACCTTTGAGATCATCAATTTCTCCCAGTACCTGAGAGCCTTCTTTGATGATTTGAATTAGTTTTTGTTTTTCTGCTTCATTAAAGTTTTTACCTGACATTTATATTCTCCTTGTTATGAACAGTATATAATGTTTTTGTTAGAAGAGCAATTATTTTTTTGGATTTACCAGGCTTTGCAAGACCAGTAACGAGCTTTAGTTTTTGGTCCTGGATTCGCACAGTTGTGTCGAGCTCTGAAAGATTTTCTTCTCTTAGGATTAGACTTTTTAATCTTCATGGTTTTTTGTCCTAGTTTTTTAGCACTTGTACCACCGTGTCCAAAATTAACTTTCTTAACATTACCAGTTGTTGGATCTTTTACGTAGACTTTTGATTTTTTTACATCGCCTCTCATAGGCTTGTTCAAAGGCACTGTACGTCCTTGATATTTGGCTTCAAACCAATGTCTTGCACCTTCATGAAACTGTGTTGGTATTCTTCTTTGTAGCCATGATTCAAACACTTCTTCCATGCTCTGATCATCTACAGCATTAGGTTGAGCAGGAGTGGGACGACCTTCTTCACTCTCTCCCATTAGATGTACCGGGTCTTTGATAAACTGCTTGGTTCTTCTTAGTCCCCTGGACCCAGCACTGCTTGGTGATTCGGCTTGTTGGTCGGCGCCTATTGTGCCAGTTTGTTTCATACGACTAATATCATCTAGATACTGCTTGTATGAAAAAATAGGCATTTGGCTCATTGTGTTGTTATTTATTTAAAAAAGTTTTGATTGATTGTTCTAGTTGGTCTAATGCATCTGAAACAGAATTTTGGTTTTTTATAGAGTTATCTATCATGAATAGTTCATCTCCAAACAACTTTTTAAAACGTGGTACATTGGCTTTTACTGCTCCAAAGTTGATCATTAACACTTTTTCCGGTATGCTTCTTTCTCTGTTACGATTACGTTCGATAGAAGTTTTGAGATCAGCATCCACGTAAATCATTGCAGTCTCGTAGCCTTGGTCTTCCAGTTCTTTTTTTGTGTTAACGACTCTATCATAGGCACGTCCTGTGGTATCTATCAGCATGCCCAAATTACTCTGCTGATATATCTGTTGTTGTTTACCCACTATCTGTTTG